ATGATCAAGGGTCCCTACTTCCCGGCGGCCCGCTACACCCGCGACCCGATCTCCTCCGGCACGCCGCAGTCGGTCGCGTACTGGTCGATCGCCAACCCCGGATTCACGTGGTGGCCCCTCGTCTTCGGCAACGTCCGGTTCTGGACTGAGGCGTCGGCCTCCGGCGGACGCGGACGCGGCGGCGTCGAGTGCCGGATCGGCAACGCCTCGAACTCCGGCTACCTCATCTCCAACGGCAACGGCAACCACATGGGCGGGGACGGCGGCGACATCCACGTCGCCTACGTCATCCCGGCCTCGCACACGACCGGGGAGACCGCCGGGGGCGGCTACACCGGAGCCGTGACGGTCTACGCCTGGGCGCACAACCGGGGTGCGACGGACTCCCGGCTCGTCGTCTCGGCGACGGACAGCATCGAGCTCGCGCTCTACCTGCTCAAGGTCGCCTGACCTGTTAACACTTCCGCTCGGTGGACACTAAGAGGTGACGGGACCCCGAGCGAAGGAGGCGACCTCCATGAGTCGCAAGGTACGACCGGTGACCGGAGGAGTCGCCGCGTCCGGCTTCGGCTGGCGGCGCAATCCGGTCACGCAGCAGATGGAACACCACAACGGGACCGACTTCTCGGTGCCGGACCGTACGCCGATCTACGCGGTATGCGACGGCTTCATCGTCGAGGGCCGCGATCGGGCTCCCGGCTCGGTCTCCGGCTTCGGCAACTGGATCTGGCAGGACTCGCAGCGTGAGCACAAGATCGACGTGATCTACGGGCACATGCGGCACGCCGACATCCTCGTCAAGGCGGGTGACCGCGTCCGGGCCGGACAGCTCATCGCGTACGTCGGCTCCGAGGGGCAGTCCACCGGCCCCCACCTGCACATCGAGTTCTGGGGACCTCCCGGCCGCTCCGGCGGACAGGCCCTCAATCCGGAGCCGTGGATGGCCGAGGCCGAGGACCCCGCCGCGCCTAATTCCGAGGAGCAAAACGTGAACCCCTCCCCCGTGGCCCGAGACGTCATCGACTACTCGGCGGGCGTACCCGCCGCGAGCGCGATCAAGGCCGCCGGGTTCGCCGGGGCCGTGCGCTACATCTCCCCGCCCCGCGACGGCTGGATGAAGGGCAAGCCCCTCTCCGCCCGCGAGGCCGAGGATCTCCGGGCCAACGGGCTCGACGTCGCCTCCAACTGGCAGTACGGCAAGCGCGACTTCGACCGGGGCTTCGACGGCGGGGTCGCCGACGCCCGGCAGGCCGACCGCATCCATCGCGAGGCCGGAGGACCGGCCGCCGCGCCGATCTACTTCTCGATCGACGCCAACCCCGATCAGGACAACTCCTGGGTGAAGGTGCGCGAGTACCTCGACGGCGCGCAGTCCGTCGTCGGCAAGGCCCGGATGGGCGTCTACGGCAACCACCAGACGATCTCCCGCTGCCTCGACTGGGGGATCGGCACGTACTTCTGGCAGCACGGCTGGGACGGCAACTCCGCCCCGTGGGAGCAGAAGATTCATCACGCCGCGAACCTCTACCAGTACGAGATCGATAAGCGCGACGTCGCCGGGATCGGGATCGACCGCAACCGGCTCCTCACCGACAACTGGGGGCAGTGGTCCAAGTTCGCCGACGCCGCGCCGCCTCCCGCTCCGGCCGTCCCGGCCAAGCCCGTCGCGAACGTGCTCTCGCCCGAGGGCTACCCGATCGTCGAGTGGAACATCGGCAAGCCCGGCGGCGTCGGCTTCACGCGAGGCCACGGCGTCTACGAGCGCGCCTACATCCACACCTCGGAGAACCAGGACTGGAAGACCCGCGCCGAGCAGGTCGCCGCCTATCAGGCCGAGAAGCAGAACGGCAGCTACCACGCGCTGATCGACGACGAAAAGATCCTGCTCACCGTCCCGTTCGAGCACACGGCGTGGGGCGTCCTCCGGGACAACCCGACCTCGATCCAGATCTGCCTCGTGGGGACCTCCGGCGAGATCACCGAGTGGACCGGGGCGAACCCGAACCGGGAGTCGCGTCCCAAGCGTCGCGAGCAGTGGCTCGAACACGCCAAGCAGCTCGACATGCTCGCGTACCTCCTCGCGGTGGTGAACAAGAAGACGGGAATCCCGCTCGTCCGCGTCGACGCGGCGGGTGTCGGCCGGGACGAGAACGGCGTCTCGACCCACAACAACTACACCTACGGCTCGATCGCGCTGTGGGGATCGAAGGACGGCACCCACTGGGACGTCCCCGACACCTTCCCGCACGACAAGGTACTCGCCGCCGCCAACGAGTACGCCAAGCTCCTCGGCGGGACGCCCGTCGCTCCGCCCCCGCCGCCGGACCCGGACGCCTACCCGCTCGTGTGGACCGACCGCGTCAAGCAGGCCTGGGGTCCGCTCGAGGGTCCGTCGTGGTGCATCTCGAACCGCTACGGAAACGAGACGCAGGCGTCCCGCGACGGCCTCAAGCGCTGGCAGTCGACCGTCGGCATCCCGGCGACCGGGGTCTACGACGCCGCGACCCGCGACGCGGCGATGAAGCTCCAGAAGGAGAAGGGCTGGCCCCCGGACCCGCAGTGGGGTCACGGGCTGATCTGGCTCGGCGAGTGGAACGCCGTCATCAAGGAAGGCTGGAGGCTGCCGACCGTGGACAAGCCGAAGGACGAGCCCGCGATCATCCCGGACCGGATCGCGCCGATCAACCCCGGCCCGAAGGCCGACCGGACCCGAAAGATCAAGGACCTCACCGGTCCCGGTCACACGACGAAGTTCCACATGGAGGCGACGGATCTCGGCGTCTGCACCCGGACCCCGTCCGGCCGCATCCTCGCGGTCTTCGGCGACACCTTCCGCTTCGCCGCCGTCGGCTCCGAGGACTGGCGCTCGCCGGTCGGGCTGTTCTCGGACACGAAGAACCTCGACGAGGGTCTCGTCTGGCACGAGGCCGCCGGGGGCGACTCCGGCTACGCGAAGCAGCTCTGGGACTACAAGCACGACAACGGCGAGTTCTCGACGGTCCTGCCCTCGGACATCATCACGATCGGGAGCACGATCTATCTGCACGTGATGGTCAACAAGGGCCTGCACAACGTCGTGTGGACCGAGCTGCACAAGTCGACCGACGACGGCCGGACGTGGAGCCACGGCCTCGGCCGTATCCCGGCGAACTGGCGTAACGGCCTCGCGCAGCTCTGGACGATGTGCCAGGGTCCCGACGGCTGGGTCTACGTCATGTCGACCTCGTTCCGCCGGTCCGATCCCGTCATCCTCCAGCGCGTCCGGCCGGAGGATATCGAGGACTACCGGAAGTACGAGGGCTGGGGCTACAAGCCGGGCACCGGCTGGGCATGGGGCAACGATCCGACCCCGGTCCTCGAAAAGGTAAGCAGCGCCGAGAAGTTCGGCGAGATGTCGCTCCGCTACATCCAGGGTCAGTACGTCCTCGTGACGTTCGACGTCTCCTCGACCGGCGGCTACGACATCGACGTGCGCGTCTTCGAGAACATCACCGACAACCTCTACTACGCGAAGAAGAGCACCCCGATCCGGGGCGCGAACTGGGGGATGGAGGGCGACGACCGGGTCGCGCAGCTCTACGGACCCTCGATCATCCCCGGCTCCTCGCTCGACGGCGGATTCCACATCGTCGTCTCGCAGTGGAACACCGGGGCGGCGAACGGGTGGCCCTACCGGTCGATGCAGTTCAAGATCCCCGTCGACCCGGTCGTGCCGCCGCTCGCCACGGGGGATCATGTCCCGCCCACCGAGCCGGAGCCGCCGCACGCTCCGCCCGCGTCGAACCCGGAGCCCGAGCGGACCCCGAACCCGCCGACGACCCCGGTCGCCTCGCAGCCGCTCCCGACGACTCCGCCCGCCGTCCGCCCGCCGGACACCTCGATCGGGCGGGACCTGATCGCCGCGATCGCGGAGATCTTCCGAAAAATCTTCCGAAGGGGGAAGTGATGACCCACCGCGTCGAGTACGACAACTCGCCGATCGATGCCGTCCCGACGTCCAAGGCGTTCTGGGAGCAGGTCCTCGACCGGTCGATCAAGACCGCCCTCCAGTCGCTCGCCGTGTTCTTCGGCGGCGGCACGGGCATCCTCGGGATCGACTGGACGCAGGCCCTCACCGCGACCGGCGTCACCGTCCTCATCACCGTCGTCATGTCGCTCTCGTCGGCGAAGCTCTACGAGGTCGAGTCGTTCTACGTCGACGTCGTCCAGCGCGGCGCTCGCACGTTCATCGCCACGGCGGTCGGCGTGGTCGTCGGCCTCGAATCGCTCGACGGGATCGACTGGGCGAACGTGATGAACCTGGCGGCGGGAGCGACGGTCCTGTCGCTGATCTCCTCACTCCTCTCGCGACCGGTCGGCGTCGCGGGGACGGCCT